AGGGATACCAATGTTTTTTGTTGATGTAGCAGTTCCTACTTCAATAACTCCGTCTACCAACTGAACGACATCCCCTTTAAAAATGGATGTAGCATAGTTGTCAGCGATTGGATAAACATTGGTTCCACTGTTGTTGATGTTACTTCCCATCTTTCCAACAGGTCTAAAACCGAATGGCGCGTTTACGTTTGCCATGATTTATTTCCTCACAGTTAATATGCGTTATGTTCACCATGAACATAACAAGTTATTAGTCTGTAACTTTGAGGGAAAAACTTAATTTTTATTTTTACCACCAAATGTTACGCGAGAGCTTCTCTCCTGAGAGATCGGCATGCTAGGATGTTGGTCCTTTAATGGATCGTTTGCTACAGCGGCTTGATACTTACCTGAATCAATTTGTGGCCATTCGGTATCTGGGTATTCGTCACCTCTGACAAATTCCCAACCTTCACGTAGTCTAGCGGATACATTTTTTTGATCCATCTGTCCTACAGATTCGGCTCTTATCCAACGATGGACAAATCCATCTGGCGCAGGTGGTGCGTCTAGTTGTGATGGTGGAGCCCACGGTTTCCTTCGCTCTTGTTTAGCTCTGGTTTCGGACTCGCGTGATGGTAGTTTTGTTTTCATTTTATCTTTTTCCATATGCCTACTCCTTCACGTATTTCGCATACTCTTTTAGTGGCACACCTAGTTTTTTAGCTATAGCTACCTGTGATGGTGTGAGTCTCACAGTGCTTTTGCGTTTCACAGGAGTTGATCTATTTGCAGATGCAACTGTCTGTGAGGGCGTTGAAACCTTCTCAGATTCAAAACGGTGAGGGAATGTATCTCTCATCCTTTTGTCTACCTCATTATAGTAGTCATCGGAAGTAGCGTCAAACCCTTCTTCTATTAATTTACGATGAATTGAGAAAGATGTCAAGGTCATCGGTTCATCTGTTCCAAACCAAGTGTTTTTTTCTGCCCAAGCCTCTGCTTTAGGATCAGGCGGAGGAGGTGGTTGATTTGGTTTTTTTTGATTATTTTGAGCTGGCATTTGAGGTTGATTAGGATCAACACCTCTAGATTCCATCTCTTTTTTTAATCTTTCCCTTTGTTCTTGACTCTTTTTAGCTCTATCTGCTTCAATCGCTAATCTCGCTATTTTTTGATTTGCCTCTACTTGAGCATCGACATCACCTAAATCCATAGCTTCTTTTAATTGTTTTTTAGCTTCAGCTGTTTGAGCTTCTACCCTACTGGTATACTCGTTAATGTATCCTGGTTCCAAAAACTGATTTCTTTGAGCGTAGTTATCTCTTTCTTTTTGTAATCCTTGAGCATATTCAAGAGCAGCTTGTTCTCTTCTTTCTGCTTCTCTTGCTTTTTTGGTTAGCCTATCAATTCTAGATTGAACTTTTTTACTATAACTTTCTACCTCTTCGTCATCCGTTTCTTTATTTTCTTCGATTATGACTTCTTGTTCTTCAGGTGGATTTTCTATTTTTTCTTTTTTATCTTCCGAAAGATCAATGTCAACTGGATCACCATCGTTAGGTATATCCACCATTTCTTTTTCGGCTTCTTCTTGCGTTTGCACTTTATTTGCAGGCATTTGTTTTCTCCTGTTTATTTATATTGTAAAATATCCTCTGGGTCTTTGACCACAGCGATTATTTCATCGTCATTTAAAATTCTCACTTCACCACCCTCTATTCCAAATCTAGATCCTGCATAACGACCAAACATAATCCAGTCATTAACTTTACACCAGGGTCCATCTGGAAATCTTTTTTCATCCTTATAAGCGTCAGGTCCAACTTTTAAAACTAAGCCGGTTACTGTGGTGTAACCTCTTTCTTCCATATGTTTGTCTGTTAGATAAACACCACCTTTAGTTTTTGATTGTCCTCTATAAGGTAAAACTAATATTCTCCAACCTGTTGGATCAGGTAATCTTTCTAATGATTTTTCAGTATCATCATGTTCAATTTTATCAGTAGCGTCTTGTTGAATTTTATCTAAAAAACGATTTTCTTTTTCTTCTGCTACTTGATTGTTTTCATCTGCTTCAACAGATAAATCTTTTTCTTCTAAAGCAAATCTACGTTTTGGTATTTCTGTTTCTGTCTGTTTCTGTATCTTCATTTGGCAGGTCCTTTATCTCCTGTTCTAGGTAATTAAATGCAGCTACTTGACCTACTAGATTTTGATATGTAGCAAAATCTTTTACGCCAACGCTGAGTTGTTCTTTAACTTCATCTCTTCTATCGCGACACTTTTTAAGTATGCGATAGATCGCAGTTTCATCTTGCATTAAAGAATATATATATTAACAATTCCATTTTCTCAAGGACTTATTTATCCTTGAATTTGGATCTCTTGCTGTTTTTGCACTTGTCAATCTTTTTTTCATACCCTTCATACGAGCACAAAATGACTTTCTTCTATTAGCTGCTTTAGAACCTTTCTTTAATTTTGATGGTTTTGTTGTGACTGCTGTTTTTAATTTGGAGCCTGGATTAGCCGCACGATATGATGCAACACCTTTTTTATTCAACCCACCAGATGGATTTTTACCTTCTTTTCTTTGCCATGCCGCTGTTTTAGCCATTTTTCTTTTTCTTCTTTGCAAATGTTGCCGCTCTACTAGGAGTAGGACCGGTATTTGCTTTTGCTTGTTTTCTTCTTACGGCACCCGCACGTTGCCCTTTGCTCATCGCTCTTGCTTTTGCAATGGGCACGCATTTTGGATATTTTTTTCTTTTTTCTCCACCACTTCTTCCACATTTTGGGTAGGAGCCATCTGGTCGCTTGTTTGCAATATCGACCCAGTTTTCCTGTACCCAAGATCTAAGTCCTTTTTTTGCCATGAGATTTCCTTATACTTTCTTTTCCTTTTTTAAAAATATTAACAACCTCTGTCTTACCCATTACTTTAGCACGTTGTTCAGCGACAGTAAGGATCTGAATTTTTCGTGCATAAGGCTTTTTAACTTTTCGCACTTTCGCAACTGTTGCCCTCGCGTCATTAGGAGTAGTAAATTTAATACCAACAGTGTCTTTTGGATTTTCATCTGTGTATAATCTTCTCCCTGAACCTTTTGGTTTTTTGCCTGTTCCTATCTTAGGATCAGCCATTAAGTTATTCGAGTGCTTTTTCTACTGCCCTCTTTAACTGCACCACATCCAGCAGCTACGATATTAGCGCCACCGTTTGAAAATTTCATTTTTCTAGATCCAGAAATTGCTTTTCTTGCTTGAGATGTTCCGTTTCCAGTGCCAATCATACCACCAGTAGCTTTTTTGTTTTTCTTTCCACCAGGTGTTACTTTACCACTACATACTGCGCTAGCGTACATATTTGCATATGCTGAGGGGTAGACTTTAAATTTACGCTTTGCTGCGGCTTTACCTTTCGGACATAACTTACCCATTATTTTTTCTTGGCTTTAGCCGAGCCTCCTTTTTTCATTCCTTGAGCTTTTAACTTTGCAGCTGCTGCTCTAAGTCCACCTTTTTTATATCCCATCATCATATCTTTTTTCATCATGCCACCACCCATCATTTTTTTCTTGGCAACATTAGCTCCGCCTTTTTTATAACCCATTATTTTTTTAGCAACGTCAGGTCTTTTTTTAGCTAATTTATTCATACCTTTTGAAGGGTATTTACCTTGTTTAGTTTTCATTTGCAATCACACTCCTTACAAGTACATTGTTCTGAATCAGAACAACCACATCCACAAATACATTTAGTCATTTTCCATCTCCTTATTTTTTCTTTGTTATTAATCCCATTGCACCTTTTGCACCCTTAATACCAAAACTTGCAGAACAAGCGATATATAATAGATGTTTATAGTAGTCAGGAAGACTGTGTAGTGCTTCAAAGCCTGCCTTTATATGCGGAGTCCATCCAGGAATGAAGACTGCCACCGCCGGAACCAACAAACATATTAAAATTAGCTCGTCTTTCCAGCTACCCTTCATCTGATCAACGGCCGAAGCCTCCCAACCGATTTTTCCAGCAATCTGTTGCTCTTTCAAAGCTTTCGTTGCTTTAATCTCAGTTAATTTTAAATCAGCTTTTGCTTTTTTGGTCTCCACGAAACCTTTTATTGTATCTCCTACAATACTAGAAATTGGACCTATTAACATATTAAACATTATCTCATCATCCTTCTAGGAGCCATACCTATTAAAGAACCTATACCACTCATTGCAGCTTGTGTGAAGGGGTTATTTCTATTTAGATCTATCATGCGTTGCATTAATCTTTGTTGTGGTATTTTAGGCTCCTCATAACCTCCTGGTTTTGGTCCTCCCATCATACCGCCAAAATATCCTATAGCATCACCCATTAATGATCCTATTCCTCCAGATCCGCCTCCAAAACGAGGACCAGCGGATGAGAATTGATCTAAAAATATTTCATCAACACCAACTTGTCCTGGAGGTATGTCCATTACATTTTCTGAATCAAAATAAAAATCATCAAAAGCTTTATTAACAGCGTCCTCTGGATTTAATCCTAATCCAATATTTTCATTCATTAAAAAATTTAATGAGTCTTGAACTGCTTGACTTGATCCGGTGCTACCTGAACTAGAACCAAACACACTACCAAAACCGGTAGCCATTTTTTGATTAGTATCATATTTAGGAAAAGCGTTTGCAAATCTAACTCCTCCGCCTCCACTAGCAGGTGCGCTAGGTTTTCCTCTGTAAGCTTTGTTAGATGTCATAGCTTTTCTGGCTTCTGCGAAATTCATTATAACATTCCCTCCATTGTTTTGTATGGGAGAACTTCATCATCCATAAATTGATAGAAAAATTCTGGAAGATCTAATGGATAAAACTGTCTGTAGTATTGTCCCATGACTCCAGAACTATCTGGACTTTTAAAATTTATTTTTGGCAATCTAGTTGGTGTATAATCTAAATAATTAAAATTACCTGTCATGTCTTGTTTTTGTGGTAACATGTTTTGAATCATTGGTCCAACTCCAGGTATACCAGTGATAGCTCCCATGGCCATTCCAGCTAGAGAGGGTATGCCTCTCTGCATAAAATAAGAAACTGGAAATAATTCTTTGAATCTTTCTGGGTTTGTTTTAAGAAAATTACCCATCATTTCTTGATAAGGTTCTGTATAAATCTCATCAAGTATTTCTTTACCTTGTCCTGTAAAAGCATTTGAAGGAACAAAATCAAAACGTTGTCCTGACACAGGATCTAGTTCTGCTCCTTGTGGATTGAAATTTCTGGTTTGTACAAAATACGAACCAGCTTTTGGTGAATCTAATAAAGTTTGAATTCCTTGTTGTCTTAAATTTTCTCTAAATTTATTGAAGTCTGATCTACTCGCCTCATTTGGATTGAAGCTAGACATAAAAGTTTTAGGTTCATTACCAGGACGTTTAGGACCAGGAGCAAAACCCCTAGTCCTAACATCTTTTCTTGATCTTCCTGTTTTAGGCATTAGCCTCCTATAACTGACTTAAGTATTATTATTACAACGACTGCAACAACTCCGGCTTTAATCCAATCTTTCATGCCCCAGTCATTCCATTCTTTAAGCCATTCCCATGTATCTTTTAATAGTTTCATGTCTGTCTCCTCAATGTATTGTCACCTTCTTCAGACCTTCATAGTCCTGAAGATGAACTAAAAAATCAAATGTCTCAGCAACAGAATTAAAGAGATAAGAAGCCTCTCTAGGTCCTAATGCCTCCAAGTACATTTGCCTTGTTACAGCCATCAAAGCTGCACAAACGTATAAACGATCAACCTTTCCTTGCGAAATTAAAGAGTCAGCTTTTTTCTGTATCTCTTTAATTGCTTTCGCTATCCTCTTCGTTTCCTCTAGGTATTGATCTGTCATTTTGTAATGCTTCCTTTGTGAGATTAACTTGTTCTTTAAACTCTGTCAAAGCCTCATTGGACTTCCTTTTATCAACGTTTTCAGATTCACGCAATACACTCATAGTTACATCTGCTTCTGCTTTGTCTCTCTCTAAATCTAATCTTTGTAAATCCATCATTGTTTTTACTTGAGAATCTTCTTTCTTAGACATTATCTCAGCTGCACGAAGATCTATTTCTTGTTGTTTTAATCTTACTAACGGATCTTGTTGTTCTGCTTTAGTTCTTGCCTCTTCTTCTTTCGCTAGTTGTTCTGTCATTTTAGCTTCTAATTCAGCTTGTCTTGCATCTTTCAATGTTTTTAATTGTTGCATTTGAACTTGAACTTGTTGTTGCATTTGAGGATTAGTTTGTGCTTGTTGCATCATAGCCTGCATTTGTTGATCCTGCTCTGTGAATTCTTGTTGAACTTGTTGCGAGACCATCATAGCTAAATGCTCTGACATATGAGCCTGTAACATTGCGTAGAGGGGAGGATTTATTTGCACCATTCTAGTAAACATATACTCAGCATGTGCTTTCATATGTGCTTTATGGTTTTGTTGCATGAAAGCTTTTGGTTGTTGTCCTTTCATCGCTAATGCATTTTCAACGGCAGGACTCATAGGCATTGGTTGACTAGGATCTGGTTTTAATAACTGATCCACATTGTCTACACCCATTGCAGTATACATTCTTCTATAAGCCTCTCTGATGTTGTGAAGTTGTGGATTAGATTGCGCTAACTGTAATTGTTGTTGAGCTAATGTAATTCTTTGCGTCATAGAAAAAATATTAGGATCAGCAACAGGTAGAATATCTATTCTATCGTCAAAGTCAGCTTGTTTGATAAATCTATTACCACCAGCAACCATGTAGGGGTATTGAGGAGGAGTATACAATTTTATAGAACGAGCTAATAAATTGAATTCTTTTCTTTGTCCGTAGTACAATCTTTTTTGAATAGCACTCATAACTTTAGTTCCTCTTTCTAATAAAGCTAATGTGGTGCCCACTGGATTCTGTTCATTACCCTCACCCATTTTCATGTCTGCAATAGCAGAAAAAGATTTTCCTGCATCAACAGCAAAGCCTAATAATTGGAATAATGTTTGACTTGGTTCTTTGAATGGTAGAGGCAACAAAGACTCTCGAATAGAAGTTCCTGTTACGTCTACATCTCTAAATTCTCCAGGTTGTAAAGGTTCTTCTTGATCTCTAATACGCATACCCCTGGCCTTATATCCAGCAGGTAAGTTAGCTAAAGTTCCAGCATCAATTAATTGACGTAAAACACTAGTTGCTGTTCTTGATAACCCACCTAACATGTGAATTAATCCAAAACCATAGAAACCTAGACCGGGTAAAAATTTGAAATGAACAAAGTATGGTATTTTTTTAAAATTAGGATCATTTTGTTCATAGTTTCTTCTGATAGATAATATTTTAGTAGAAAATTCATCTATGGTTACAATATAGGGTAATTTAACACCTGAAGTATCTTCAAAACCAGGAATGTCTGCATCAACATGCATTTCTAATATTGAATGTTCTATATCCTGTCCTAAATCTGGAGATGACACACCTTCCAATTCCTCTACTTTACCCTCTACTTCGTTTGTAGTATCAACCTGACCATGAGTAACTTTTACATCACGATAAAAACCAGATACTTGTAATTTTTTTAATTCATTCTCACTCATTTTAATTGAGTGAGTAATTCTTTCTGCTTGATCAATATCTGTTGCCATATAGTTAATATATAAATCTTCACTAGATACAAATTTTGCTACACATCTTTTTAAAATTTGATCGTAATAAACTTTTTTAAAAGCAGATCCAGATAATGCTAAATAAAATAATAATTGATCCATCTCAGGATCGTATTCTTCCATTACATGAGTAACATAATAGTTCATGTAATCTTTTACTCTTTCTGCTTGTTGTTCTGTTTGCGGTGTTGGATCACCCACGATAATTGTGCGAACGGGACCGCTTGGGGGGAGAAGTTCTTTATAAGCTTGGGCTTGAAACTGAGTAACAGATTCAGCTAATAAAGGATGCACGACCCCGGACGCACCTTCGAAAGGTTGAGTTCTATTTTCATAAGTAAAACCCAACATATCTAAACCCTTCGTATAAGTGCTTTCCCAGTCTTTACGAGAGTCTTTATCGCTTTCGAATGCGGCTAGTAGATCTGATGATAATCTACCTAATTCTGTTTCATCAATATATTCTGCTAAGTTAGCATCAAATGGAACTTGAGACATGTCCATTGGTTGGTCTTGAATTTTTTCTGCGCTACCATCCTCCATGATTTCAAAATCAGATTCAAAAGTTACATCAACATCTGGTTCTATTGTAATCTGTTGTTCTTCTTCTAAATCTAATGCTTTATTTAAAGCTTGTGTTGCTTTCTCTATTTGATTTTTATTTTCATCTACCATGATTTACATATCCACCTTTCCTGTATGCAGGCGTTCCTTTTGCAATATTACTTCTTGCTTCTTTGTTGTTTTTAACATCTAAATATCTGACTCTAAAAACTCTCCCGTCAGGTATTTTTATAACAGTTGTTTGAGGAGTTGTCCCCACTTTTTTACTAACTTTTTTAAGTGCACTATCTAACATTGGTCCATAAGCAGATAAATTACCTTGATAACTTCTCTCTCCTGGTCTTAAATTTAGGTTTTTAACTTGCGGACTAGAGAATGCAACCCCATCATAACCGGAATCTTTTGCTACTCTTAAAAGATATTTTGTTACAAATTGCATGTAATCAACAGAATTTTGATAAGGACCCTCTGGGATATCGCCACCAGAAATACCAGATGACTGTCTAGCCTCAGTTAAAATAGTTCTTATCTTTTCTCTTTCTTCATACAATTTATTTAAAGCAGGAGATCTAGGATTAGTTGCATTTAAATTTTCTATTTTTAAATTAATTAAATCTAATTGTTGTTTGTTTGCAATCAACTCTTTGGGTGGAGGTAAGTCTCCTCTCATGGCATAACCAAATCTAGGAGATATAGCTCTTCCTTCTTTAGCTGCTTCTCTAATCGCTCTTTGAATAGGTTGATGCATATCTGATTGTATTTCTTCTACAAACAAAATTCTTCTACCAAACTCGTCTGTTCTATCAGAAACTCTTGTGTGAACAAATCCATTTGTTCTGTCGCCAGATTGTAAACCAAAATCATGACCATAAGAATATTCAGGCTCTGTCTTTCTTAATTTACCTGGTTTATACTTAAATAAAAATTCACGATAATTATCTCCACCTGATAAAGTTTGTTGTCCTCCATACGATGGTGTTTTAGCGTATGCTCCTGGTGCAAAGGGTCTAGCAGATTGACCTGTTGCGGCACCTAAGGTTCTTACAATTTCTTTTACAGTGAATGGAACAGGAGCGTCAAAATTAATTCCTTTTGCCATCGCTCCTTCTATACCGAAAGCTTTTTGCATATAGCTATCAACTGAACTAACTACACTTTCTAATGATTTAAAATCATCAGCAGATGAAGATTGAACTTGAGGTAAAGAATTTTTTAAATAATTAACTAATCCAGATACTCTTGGATCTTGTCTATCTGTATCTATCTTAGATAATTTTTTTGATAGATTGCTTATAATATTTACAGTAGCAGGTTTACCTAAGGGTATCGCTTCAATGGTAGGTGCTATCTCATCAAACTCCTGTAACAGTTTTTGTTTTGTAATTTTATCTTTTCCGAGACCAATTAAATAGTTTTTTAAAGATGTATCGTCTAGTTCTAAATCTCTGACGCCTTGTTGTTTAATGTAATTTAACCAACCTCCTGCTTGATTGCTTTCAAAAGGTGCATCAAGAATTACCTCTCTTGATTTGTGAAACATCACAGGTGCGACTGTTGTCGACTTACCTGTTTGAACTCCTTGTTCTAAATCTAATTTTGTACCAGATGGTTTTTTAGGTGCAGCTATCTTAGGTGCATAATCTCTTCTTTTACCAACTATATTCTTGGTTAAGTTTTTAACTATTTTTGATCCTAGTGTTTTAGCTACCATTATTTTTTCTTTCTAACTTTTATTGGAGCCATGTTCATCAAGGCTTTTTCAGAATTAGATAAATCAGGTCTCATGTATGTTAATTTATTTCTCCTTTGCTCTAATCTATCCAAAACAAATTTTCTTCTAGACATTACAGTTGCGTTTGGAGAGGGCACCATACCTTTTCTGGGATCATACATAGGTGCTGATCGAACTATTACTGTTTGTTCTCCTTGTTTAATATTAGGATCTATTCTTAAATTTTTAATTCCTTTTTTCTTAAGCATGTTTCTCAACATCTTAGTGCTCATGTTTTTTAAAAGTGTCTTAGTCATCTAAATTTTCTGATGCTTCACCTAATAGAAGCATTTGTCCAAGACCTCTTGGAGCAGAAGAAAACGGTATTCTAAATCCTGTTACATTCGGTCTATTTTTTAATCTCAAAGGAAAACCTATTCCGGTGTTCGTTGTGCCAGGGTACATTTGATTAATACCAAATCGTAATCCTTTAGGTGCAAACTTAGAACCTTGTCTAAGCGCATAGAATGGAATAGCATAACCAGGAATATCTCCCATAAAACTCATCATAGGATCTGAGAAAAGATTTTTACCTGATGCTGTTTCATATTCAAATGGATTGTAAGCATCTCCCATCATATCGTTGAATAAACCAAAATCTATGTCACCCTCTAAGAAACCCTCAGATAAATTATAATCATCCAAGAATCTAGGCATGTTTAACTCAGATTGAAAATCTCCATAAGGAAGTACAAATTGATCAAACATCATATCACTTTCTAAATTTGCTAAATAATCTTCATAAGCCCGCAAACTAGGTTCATTGTATCCTAATCCAGAATCAGGATTATCTTGAATATATTGTTTGAACGCATCATCAGTATATAAAGATTCTACTTGAGGAAATATTTTATCTTCATAAAATTGATCTATGGTGTAAGGCTGATTGATTATATTCATACCTTGTTGTGTATTTAAATAATTTAAAAAGTTTCTATCTGCAAAAAGATCACCATAAAAATTTTCATCTGAATATGTGTTTAAAGGGTTGATGTTCATCATGTCCTCATAATATTGACTTTCTACG